GGAAGAGCAGTTACTGTCTGCTTTCAAACGCATGGATCGACACGAGAAAAGACTAGACGATCAGGAGGATGACATACGAGAGTTAGAGAACGTAGTCATGGTGAACTCAAACTCTGTCAAGAACGCAGAGAGGTTTTTCTGGATTGCTGTTAGTGCGTGTGCATCCCTTGTTGTTTACATGATGCGATAACCTATGTGGCAAGCAATTATATCACCTATCGCTACGCTGCTTGGTCAAGTTCTAAAGAACAAAGCTGAAGAAAAAACAGCGTTACACGAAGCCAAGATGGAGGTAATTAGAACCACTGCATCTTGGGAACAGCTTATGGCAAGTGCCAGTGCTACCTCGTGGAAGGACGAGTGGTTTACATTGTTGCTCTCAGCGCCTGTGGTTGCGGTTGTGTGGGGCATTGGGATGAACGATGTGGAAATACTAGACCGTATTGGTCTTGCTTTTGAGGAGCTTAACAGGCTTCCTGATTGGTATCAGTACCTACTGTTTATGGCGGTGTCTGCATCCTTTGGTATTCGTGGTGCTGATAAGTTGCTTGCCTTGAAGGGGAAAAAGTAAATGGCTGAACAAGGCGATATAAAAACTATAAACGGAAAGCTTCACGTTTACTCTAACGGTAAATGGGTGGACCCTTCAGACGGTGGTACTGGAAAAGTTTTAACAGGTAACTATGTTGGTGCTGGCCAAATGGGCGCTATTGGTGGTGTTTTTGGAGCAACAGGACCAACAACATCTCCTGCAGGTAAAGCAGCTATAGATCGTTTACAAAACCAAGCAGATAGGGAAGCCTGTAATGCCTCTGGTGGTTTTTATACACAGGGTGGCGCGTGTCTTAGCGGACAAGAAGCAGAAGATCAAGTTAATAAAATCTTAAACAACCCGGATGCTCCTGATGTACTAAAACAAAGAGCAGAAGCGTGGCAAGAAAGAAACGCCAGTGAATCAGAAGATACTGATACAGGTGAAGACACAAGTGCAATATCAGATGCAGATGCGCTTGCTTCTGTTTTGGCTACAGTTCCGGATCAACTTAAAGGAATTATTACTGCAGACAATGTAATTAAAGTTCTTGAGGCAGGGGCTGGGTTAAACGACCCCATGACTAAAATTAAAAAAGCTATGGGTGCTGGTGTTCAGTTTGAATGGCCCGGAGATTGGAGAAACTGGAAAGTTTTTGGTCCGCTTGCTATCCCCGGTGTGCCGCTGCCTCCTGGTATTATTGATATAACTATAGGAGAAGTAATAGACGCTGTTGGAGACCTTGGCGGTTTTATTAGCGATCCTTTAGGAACACTAGGTAAGGTAGGAACTACGATAAAAGACACGGTTACGGGTGTTTTTAACGGAAGCATAACTGATCCCGGTTGGGGCGGCACATTAGGTGGTTTTGAAGATTGGGTTAAAGGAGTTTTAGGTAATGTTGTAGGCGGTGCAGTTCTTGTAGATATATATGATGATGTTAAAGATGTTTTTACTCCTGACAACACTACATCTGTTGTTCCGGGTGGAGAAGACACAGACGACGATACTGCTGAAAACCTTAAACAAGGCGATGACATTGCTGACCCTTTAGGTTCAAGTACAGAAGTTGATAGAACAGGCTCAGATGATATTTTTACTGACACTACTGCTGATAACGATAACAGAGAAATTGATGTCAGAGACGGCGCTGGCTTTACTATTGTAGATCCCGGTACTTCATTAGACGATACTACTACTACAGATGACAGTGGAGGTTACTTTTACGGTGACGATAGCGACTTAGGTATTGGAGACGCTGATGATGTCGATGATGATGATGTAGTAACTACTAATATTGACGATGATGATGATGATGTAGTAACTACTAATATTGACGATGATGATGATGTAATTACTGGCGGCGGTGCTGTTGTTACTGGTGGTGGTAATAATGAACCACAAGATGAAATAGTTTTTGGTAGCGACAATGTTGATATTGATGAAGACCCAGAAGACCCAGTAGAGATAGGTGGTCTGCCTACACCTAGTTCTGGGGGCGGTGGCGGTGGCGGTGGCGGCGGTATGTTTGAACCACAGAGCATAGGGCTTCCGGGTATGAGTGATCCAACACTTCTTGCCGCACAAGAATTTCCGGTTGTTGATTTTTTATCTAAGGTGTTAGCAAAACAAACTAAAGACGAATTAATGAATGGGATGCTTACAGGGAATATTGCAGTATGACGTATTTAAATTTAGTAAACAATGTTCTGAGGCGCCTTAGAGAAGATGAAGTAACAACCGTCAACTCTAACACGTACAGCAAAATGGTTAGTGACTTTATTAATGATTCTAAAGAACTGATTGAGACAGCTTGGGATTGGTCTGCACTACGCCAAACACTTACCATTTCAACGGTGGCAGATGACTACACCTATTCACTGACAGGTAGTGGTGACAAGGGCAAGGTCTTTAGGATTATTAACGATACGTCTAACTGTGAGCTGCAGTATCAGACGCAAGCATGGTTTGATAATGAGTTCTTTGTAAACAACCCAGTATCTGGTGCGCCTAAATACTTTACTTATAACGGCGTAGATTCTAACGGTGATACGCAGATTGATGTTTATCCTAAGCCTGACGGCGTTTATTCGCTAAAGGTCAAAATTGTTAACCGTAATGTTGCTTTAGTTTCCGACTCAGACACGTTAGCTATTCCTAGCCAGCCTGTAATTCACACGGCAGTGGCTTTACTTGCTAGAGAAAGAGGCGAGACAGGCGGTACATCTACGGCTGAGTACTTTGCTATTGCTGATAAGTACTTGTCGGACGCCATTGCGTTAGATGCCCAAAAACACCCAGAAGAAACTATCTTCTATACACCGTAGGAACCACTATGGCACAGCCTTTACAAAGCATTAACTTGATTGCCCCTGCATTTAAGGGCGTCAACACAGAGGATTCGCCTTTGGCGCAGGATCCTTCATTTGCTGAAGTTGCAGACAACGCAATTATTGATCGGCGTGGTCGTTTGGCTTCACGAAAGGGCAACACTGTTCTTACCACTAATAAAACAGCCCTTGGCGCCGACTACCTTCACAATATCCATGAGTTTTATGACAGCTCAGGCAATGAAGTAATTTTTACCACCGGCAATAACAAGATTATGACCGGAACTACGACCTTAGTAGATGCTACGCCGGGGTCGTACACTATTACTGCTAATGATTGGAAGATCGTAAACTTCAACGATAAAGCGTACTTTTTTCAGCGTGGGTATGATCCTTTGGTGTACGATAATGCTAACGGTTTAAGGACGTTTACCGTTGCAAATGGCGGCGCTACTAACGCTACGTTTAAGGCGCACGAGGCTATTGCTGCCTTTGGCAGGCTGTTTATTGTAGGTAACGCAACTGACCACAACACCATTTATTTTTCTGATCTGCTAAATGGCAATGCCTTTACTGGTGGCTCTAGCGGGTCTATTGATGTGTCTAAGGTCTGGCCTAATGGCTATGACAAGGTTGTCGCATTAGCAGCTCACAATGGCTTTTTAGTCGTATTTGGTGAAAACAACACGATTATATATAGCGGGGCTGACAGCCCAGCCTCTATGTCTTTGCATGACACCATTCCCGGTGTTGGCTGTGTTGATCGGAAAAGCGTACAGAATATCGGTACTGACCTACTATTTTTGACTCAAACAGGATTACGAGGTCTTGGTAGGACTATTCAAGAAAAGTCTTTACCTATTACAGACTTAAGCCGAAACATTAAGCAAGAAATCATTGCGAATGTTTTGTCTAAAACAGAACCCCTTAGCTCTGTATACAGCCCTGAGAATTACTTTTATTTATTATGCTTTCCAAGTCTTAACCTTGTTTATTGCTTTGACGTTCGAGGCCTTTTAGATAATGGCTCGTACCGTGTAACTCGCTGGCCTAGTGTGGACTTTAAGAGCTTTGCGCGAGATAGAAACGGTGACATTTATATAGGAACGACCGCTGGGTTGGGTAAATACACCGGCTTTCTTGATAACGGCGCTGTTT